TGCTTTGTGCTACGGAACTTATCGCTAATAGAAATGCTATCTTCTTCCACATCTTCGCTCACCTTGCCTATCTGGAGAATACCGTCATAGTATTTACGGTTTTCTTTGTAATCAGGAATATATAATTTTGGGTTTTGCTTTATCAGCATTAACCCACGCTTCCCCGCTACTAATCTCCCATTGCTAATGAACGGGCATGGTGAACCCGCTAAAAGCATTGACTTATAAACCTCTTCACTCTGGCAAAGCATAGACACTGCTGCCACCTTTAAGCCAAGCGTGGATAGCATCCTAGAATACTTTAACCTAGTGCAATCTACATCTAAGGTATAACCGCCAGAGCTAAAGCCAATAGCGACTGTCTGCACTGAACCTGCTGTACCTTTTAAGCAAGTATCAGTTCCGTTAGACATAAAGGTTGGGCTTATTGCAGAGCCTACTGGAATCTCGCTTGCTGCCCCTGCCCCATTATAAGTATTTTCTGTAGTAGTGCTTGTGTCTGTAGTCGTGTTATTACTATTAGCTACGCTGTTTTCGCCATGATAGTTGTTTAAGCTACCCTGTTCATTTGCTATAGTTGTTGATCCGAGTATCCATAGGATAGCCATGAGATAGCCATGAGATAGCCGTGGGATACGCATATTCATTACTGTTTAGACTCAAGCATCTCTTTTATATGTATAATATTTTGATCCATACGCGCAATAGTGACCTGATGTTCGCGCTGTCTAGCATCTAATTCATAAACTCTGCTATCAACAGATGCAATATCTTTTGTATTCTGCTCTACGCCAACTTCTACCCTCGTGAATGCTCCAGATACTGATACGGTTTGCACAAGCAATCCAACAAACAATGCAATTGGTACGTTTCTGCTCAAATGCCAGTTTTCCATAATTATCCTTGCTTATACAAAATAAGTAACTTGCAAATTTAAAACGCCTGTAGTCACAGTGTTAGGTATGTCAGTATGTGTTACAGCAGTTTTAGTGTGACCATGAATTAAATTAATACGAGCATCACTTCCAAGTGCATTAACAACCTCTGGATGGATAGTCAAGTTGTTATCTAAATCGTGAAAATCAAAAAGACAAGGACTGCAAAGTTGAGCGTTATCTGCGCCACTTTTAGGGTCTACTGGTAATCCAGTAATATAAAATTCAAGAGTAGATGTATCTGAAACGCTTGAAGTATCAACATCATAAAGACTTAGGCTTAAAGTAACCACATTGCCTATTTGAATATAGTCTGCATTGTGAACACTAAATGTTATGTCTTGTATGCTAGGTGTCCATGTGCCTGTCTTGTAAATAGATAGGTCTTGATCTCCAAGGTTTATAGTTCCAGTAGTAATTTTTTTATCAGTGTTTGTAATGTCTTCTGTTATATTTGTAGGGACATTAACTCTAAATTCTGAACTTGCGCCACCAGCTTGTGTATAAAACTGCATACCAACTGAATTGTCTGATAAATCGTAGAACGTGGTGTATCCATAGGCGCTAATATCTATAACGTCTCTAATTGCACCTGATCCATGCGTAGTCTTAATCTCAAGACGGTCATTGTTTCCATTATAGTTAAATCTGACACCGTGTGAATTGTTATCGCCAAATTCAGCTGAAGCCGTATTTTTATACATTAAATCTAGTTGTGCATGAGATGTATTAGTTTCAGCATAAACTCCACCAATAGAAACATTAGGAACATTAGCTGCTGTTGTTGTTCTTACTATAATATTATCTGCGCTTGTAACACCATTTAAAATTCCATCAGTTAAAACGCCATCATTTTTATTTAATTTATAAGTATTTAAATACTCTACGGCATCTTGCACATTATTTCTTGGCAAATCTGTTACTTGTTCAAATGTTGTTGCACTAGCCTCATTAGCTGTACTTACGACAAGAGGAGTTTGGCTAAGTCCTACTGCTGTAGTATTTCCTGTTATTTCAAGTTTTGTTATAGCCATTATCTTGTTACCTCTGCTGTTACAGTTACTGCGCCTTGCAAAACCCTAATTTTACCGACTGCATTTGGGCTGACATTACCAGTTAAAATTGTGTTAATTATAGTAGTTTCGGGGTATGAAGTTTGTGCATTGTATTCAGCAATAAAACTTTCATCTTGAGTACCAACATAGTGTAATGCAGTCAAAGAATCTGTATTACTTATATGCCCACTATTATTAAAATCAAAAAAATCTATTTTGTTAGCTGGCACAGTTTCTAGACCAACAGCAGCGCGTAGACAATAGAATGTTATGTCATATATTTCAGCAGCTGAGTATAAAACTAGACTTCCAGTCGTATTGTCAATATAGCCTTGCAACCTTGATAGATAATCACCAACTTTTAAATCATATACATACTTACCTGGCACTAAATCTTTTGTGTCATTGTGACCCATAGATAAAGTGACATACTTACCAGAAGTACTTACAGTAAAACTTTCATAACTCGCACTATCATAATCTTGTCGTATTTTTGCCTCTGCATAATCCGTAAAAACAAATTCAACGTGCTTACGCCTCAATCCAAATCTTTGGCTAAAATCTGCGCCTTGCTCAACTGTAAAGTCAATTCTTGCAGCCATTACCTAGTGACCTCTGGTGTCACAGTTGCCTTGCCTTGCAGGATTCTTGTTACAGAAGTTTCAGCACCCGCATTACCAGTGAATATCTCTACATCATAAACATAGCTACCAGCAGTAATAGCTGCCGTTGCTGTATGTGTCATTTGTATTGTCACCGTACTCGAATTAATACTTGTAGTAAAATCAACGTCAGTAGCACTTTCTACTCTTGCTCGCATAGATGCTCTAGCAGTATAACTACTCAAGTTCATTGGGTTACCGTCTTCCTCTATTGCAATGTTTATCTGGAAGTCTGAACCTTGATCTATAATTAAATCAAACTTTGCTGCTGGCATACTATTCTCCGAACTGAATATACAGATTATATCATTAGTTTATATTCGTCATTTACAGTGTAGCTAGGATAAAAGCAAAAAGTTCATTATATCTTACTGCTAACCTAGTAACTTCTACTGCATCATCTGGGGCATCATCTGCATTTTTATATGTTTTTGTCTTTGTGTATTCTTCATTTACTTTTGTCTGCATTACGTCATTTTCGTCTCGGTATTCCTCTTCCGTAGATGGAACTACTACTGTTGACTGCCAAAAAGTATTGCTACAAAACATTGCATAATCTTCAGCGTTTAAACCCTCATCAGTAAATGCTTGCTGTAAGTCTTGTGCAATAATACCAAAGTGTATTCTCGCGCCATCACCTTTCTCTTCAACTGAATCTTTAAACCTGTATTTTTTCATCAACTGCTTACATCTTATAGCGACTCTAGATTCTGCATCGCTTATATCTTCAATGTCTTGCTTTAAATTTCTGTCTGATGTCTGAATGACATTGTTAGTAGCATATATATCATCCCACCTTACAGATGCTGTACCCAAGTCGTAAAGATTATCTTGACTTGATCCTGCACTTGTACAAGGAACAACACCAGCTGTATCAAACCTAATGCCTTTTGCACTACCAGAAATAAACAAAGTGCCAAGGTTACTAGCACCCTCTTGACCAATACGACCTATGGTTGGACTATAAAATTGATGTGCAGCTGAAAACGTAAAGTAAAAAGGCTCAGAAGCTGTGCTACTATTATGATAAGTATTAATAGTACTGTTAGTGACACCAAGAAAATGTTTTATTGTTTGTGAATAATCATAAGTTATAGAGCCGTCAAGTATGTAAAGGCGCGTTCTGTAACTATCTGATTGATTAATTGCACCTGTTTCTAAAGTAAGTTTTTTGCCACCAATATTTAACTCACCATTAGTATTTGAAGTTCTAATGTAACCATCGCAATCCCCAGTACCATTCCATGCAAAAGTTCCGACACGCAAAGCATTTGTACTGGTATTTCCAAAGACTATTTCTCTTTCATCTGCGAGTGTAAAGTTTTGGCTAGAAAATCCACCTTGAGCCAAGCTAATTCCACTACTTGTAAGTCTTAACCTTTCTTGTCCTGCGCGTTGAAATAATAAGTCAGAATCGCTACGAATATATCCTTGAGTACCATTAGTGCCTAACGTCAAGTCATCAGCGCCTGTTCCAAACTTTATGTTACCTGCATCTGTGAACCTAATAGTTGTTGCTATGTCAGAAATGTTGCCAAAATCTGCTCTTAATGTTTCATAGCCACCAGCAGTTGTTCCATCGTGTACATGGATGCTTTTGTTTGTCGTGTTGATGGTAATTTCAGCATCTAAACCAGTAAAACTATCATGGTTAGTAGCCGTACCCTTTCTTCTCTGTAAAGCTGTAGTCATTTTTTACTCCGTTGGTGGCTCTGGGTATATAACAGAGTCAATGTTAGTTTCGTTTGCGTATGTATTTGGTAAATCTCTTAGTTCTTGCCTGTATGATGCCCATGCAGCTTTTTCTTCGTTACTAATTGGCGCATCAGCTACCTGTGTCCAGTCAGAATTTGCAAGCGCCACATCTCTATACTCTCTTAATTGTGTTAAAACTTCGCTGTTTTTGTCTGCATCACTAATTTCTTCTTCGTCAGGCTTATCAGTAACAACTCCATTAACGATGATTTTAGTAGCCATATCATGCCAACCATCAATAACGAACTCGCCCTCTTGAGCCTGTATAGCAACATGATCTTCTGGACAATCAACTAGTCTTAGTATTTCGCCTAATTCATTGTATATTGTACATTGCATTATTTTTTCACCGCTAGTGCTGACATACTTGTTAAACCTACTGCTGAAGTAAGATGTTTGAACGAAGATACATCGTTAGTAGTTAAAAGTTGCATTCTATACGTGTAAACTCTATCAGCAGTGGTTGTCGATGAATCAATATAACTGTGAGTCATTTTCAAGCCACCGCTATCAAGAGTTGCTGCAGTATTGTTATTCAATGCAGTTGTGCCATGCACTGCGCCACCACTTTCAATCCATGAGTTTATAACCGTGCTTCCACGTAGAAGTTCAAATCTTATAAATGCTGCCCTATTCTGATGAGTTCTCCACCTCCAACTAGCACTACTAGAGCCTTTATTCCAACACACCTTAGTGTCTAAATTTAATAGCACTGGAGCGCCTCCGCTATTAATAGTAATTGTTCCTATGTCTCTGTAGACAACAGAACCTCCGATTTTTTTGCGCTGATATGATCTTCCATTGTATGTTGCAGTATCACCGCCAACTGTGCCTCCACCAGCGTACATAGTTGCTGATGCTGAAGTTGTAGTAACACCCACAGGAACTGTTACAGCGTTATCAGCTATCTTTAACGTACTAACTGCTAAATCTTTGATCTTTGCGCCTTGTATTGTAGCATTTGCTATCTTAGCATTTGAAACAGCAAGGTTAGCTATCTTCGCTCCAGACACTACT